CCTTCAGAATTTCCAGCACCATATCTTTCTCTGCTTTCCATGTAACGTCCATACTCATTAGACATTCTATCTATATGATCGTGTCCTCTGTATTTAGTATCATAACCTCTACGTCCATAGTTTCCTTCATATCTTCCATATTCATCACGTCCATAACTATCATATCCGGTTCTTCTTCCACTATAATTTCCATAATTTCCATAATTTCCGTACATACTTTCATCCTCCTTTGCATAATGTTTTATTTTACTTAATTTTAGTAAATTATCTATATTAGTTGTAGCTATACCTTCTTTTAAAATATTTTCAATAGCTTTTTCCGACTTTTCTATAATTCTTTTTTCTATTGTTTTTTCTTCTTCCACTATTTATCACTCCTTTCTTTTAAGAGTTCTAAAATTTTCTTTTGATTTATAAGTATCTGCTTTAAATATTTTTCATCTTGAGTTTGTAATTCTTGCATTAAATCTCTATTATTATAATCTTGAAATAATATTTGCAAACTTAATGCCTGTAAAAATAAACTTGTTATATCTAATTTATTATTCATTATCTGTTAAGTCTGCTGATACTGAATGTTGCATTAGTTATAATTGCTTGTGTAGTTGCTATTGGTGTTGTAGGGTCAGTAGGCGTTGGCACACTAGAAACTGATTGAACAGAAATGTTAGTAGTTCCACGAGGGCAAACTCTTAATTTCTTATCAAAAGAAACTGTTTCATAATCATCAGCAGCAGCAAGTGTTACAGCTCTAACTGTATCTGGAATTAACACTCCGTCTTGGAATAAACCTATTGCAACAACACCAGCAGTTGCTGTACTTACAGAAGCACTAAATTCTACATCATAATAACCTGTATATCCATTTCCAAATATTTTAAAATTAGGATTACCATTTGAATAATCTAACCACCCATTGCAAGTAGCACATCTAGTTCTAATATCTGTTTCATCAAAAGTTATTGGACTTGCATTACTTGGCAATACTAATGGTTCATTTATAATTGTTTCTATCATATTATTTCTCCTTTCATATTTAAAATAAAAGAGAATAGAACTATGCCTATTCTCATCAGTTTCCCAATGCCGGGAAAGTGTTAGCAAGTTCTCGTATTCGAGTTAGTAGTATTCTACTCTATGCTATTAAATAAATTGACTTGTTGTGTTGTATCCACATCCACATCCACCGTTTCCATTGCATGTGAATATTGGTTGATTACCATATACTGGTTGAGCTGGTATAGGACAAGAACGAAGTTCGCTTACTAATTGATTAGCAACAGTTGCGTTGTTTGCTCTAATATCAGCAGTTTGAGCTATTTGACTAGCTTGTAAGTCTTTCATTAAGATTTCTCTTTGAAGTTCAACAATCTTATCATTTTTAGCATCAATTTTGTCTTGACATAATTGGTCTAAAATGCGTTGAGTATTTGCTGTTTGGTTAGTAACTATATCTCTAATACCATTACTTAATGCTTCTCTATCAGCACAATTTTCAGCTAGTACAGTCGAAGTTAAGTTAGCTATTCCCAAACGATTTTCACAGCAACAATCAGCAAATTGTCTACTTAAATCAAAAGCAGTATTCATGTTAGCCATTTGTCTATTAGCAGCAGCTATTTCACTATTATAAAAACCATTTGTAATAGCACTTGTTATATCACCAGTACTATTGCATATTTGATTAGATATTCCATAAATTCCATCTCTTACACCTTCAATTTGATTACTTAAATGTAATGTATCAAATCCATTGTTAGTGTTTTGCATGATGTCTTTTTGACCGTTAGATAACCAAGCATAACCATTATCAAATCCACCATTGAAGAAACCACCATTTCCGTTATTTCCCCAACCTCCGAATAATGCAAATAGTAAAATTACCCAAATCCAATCTCCACCATATCCAAAGCCACCGTTACCATATCCACCCATCATAGGCATTACTGGATAAGCATAACCATTGTTGTTATTAGTAGCTAAATCAACAGTTGGAACAATTCCACTTCCATTTGAACCATTCATTGAACATTTCTCCTTTCTTAATATTCTTGGTTGCTAGATAACCTATTAAGAGGCACTAATCTAGCTAATACCTCTTAATAAGGTATCTAACCTTATTTTTGTTGATTAAACATCCCCATCATATTATCCCATTGTTGTCTTTGTTCAGGACTAAATCCATTTACTGTTTCATTCAATAAATCTTGTGGGTTATTATTCTTTTTTGCTTCCTGATATTTTTTGAATGCTTGTGGATTTTGCCTTTTTAGTTGTTGTTCTAACTGGTTCATCATGTTTTGAGGTATCTGTTGTACTTTGTTCTGCATTAACATTTGTAACATCTGCATCATTCGTTATCATTCCTTTCAATTCTTCGATTTGAGATTGTAAAAATTCTATTTGCATATCTTTTTCGTCTTTTGGTATTATTTCTGTCAATTCATAAGTTTTAATATCACCTTTAGCATTTTTTAACCATACAATACTCATATCTCTACTAAAAAATGGTGTATCAAAATAAACGTTTTCTTTATCTACATCATCAATAGTATTTGCATATCTCATTTGATGACTATTTGTTGGTGCTAACTGGAATGTTTGATTAATTGCTGGTTGTTGATTATTTCCATTTTTTATTTGATCTTTCATTTGTTGCAATTGACCTATTTGAGTATCAATTTGGTCAAACATAGTTTGTTGATTAAAATTGTTGTAATTAGTTGTATAATTTCTAGGATATTGATTGTTATACATATATATTCCTCCATTAAACAAAAAGAAGAAGGGCATACAACAACCGTGTTTTACTACGAGATGTCATATTATCCCTCCTTCTGATAAAATTATATATTTTATTATTAATTTAAAATTGCAAAAAAAAAGAACTAATCCATTAGCATTAAAATTTTTGACATCTGCAAATTATAATAATCTTTGTATAGATTCTTTAATTTCTTAATTTCATAACTGACAGTTCTTTCACTAACCCCTATTTCTAGACTTATTTTCAATATACTATCTTTATTTATAAGCATATCTAATATTTTTACTTGTTCATCTGTAAGCGATACATTTCTTAAAAAATCATCATATATTGCTTTTATTTTTAATTTTTCAATCATTTACCCCACCTCGTTGGTGAGTATAATACACTATTTTTTAAAAAATATACTGCAAACATATTGCAAATATTTGCAAAATATCGCAATTAATCGCAAAAATTATCTTTAAAAAAAATACTTTTCGATTCTATTAAATATATCTTTTTTACGATAACTAACTGTTCTCATGGAATAACCAGTTTTTATCATTATACTTTTCAATGGTTCTCCTTTTAAACATAAGTCTAATATCATTTTTTCTTTTCTGCTTTCCTTTAATATACCTTTTTTTATTATAAAATTATAAGTTTCTTCGGGCATATCAAAGTAGTAATGCTGCTTTTTCATAATATACCTCCTGTTTGGTGGCATATTATAGCATAAAATACTTTTTTTGTAAAGAAAAAGAGGTTTTACCCTCTTACAAACGATACTATTATATTTATTAATGCTGCTATTATTGCAGCCATTGCTGTCCTAAATAGCCATTGATTATTGCTTTTTAACTTTTCTATTTCTTCTTTATTATCCTTTGAAAGTGAATATGCCTCATTTGCTTTTGTTTCAACACCTTTAAAATCTTCTAATAAAGTTTCTATTTTAGTTAATCTAGTTAATACTTCTATTTCAAATTTTTTGTTATCTTCCATTTGCAACACTCTCTTTATTTCATTTTTTTACTACCACAAATGAATTATAACATTAATAATGATTTTTGACAAATATCACTATTTTTGATTTTCAAGAATACTTTTCATAAATTCTTCAATTAAACTACTAACTGATCTTCCAATTATTAAAGAATACATTTGAAATTCTTTATAGATTTTATCATCTACACAAAATGTATGTATTTTCTTTTTCATTTATTTGTCCTCCTTTAAAAATTCATTATATTTATCTAAATCTAAAATTTTAAGAATTTCACACCCTATATCAATTTTAGTAAAATCATCCATTTCAAGGTCTATATTTCCTTCTATATATTCAATAGCTTTGTCTATTTTGGATTGTAAATATGCGACATATTCATTTATATCTAATACACATATATCGACACCTTTACTACCTTTTGTATTATCTATTGCCATATTTTGTAAATTACCTAATGCAATATAATATTTTTCTTTTAATCTATTCATTTCATTCCACCTCACTTTTAAATAAATCTTCTATCTTTTGCCATTCTTCATCACTTATCATATTTCTCAAATGCTTTTCATAAAGATTCCAATAACATATTTTTAGATATTCTTTATTATCTTCTTTAAAAATACACATTTCATCAGGAATACCATTATCTTCAAATGGTGTTTTTATTTGCCATAAATTCCATATTTGCATATTATAATCATGATTCATTTTTATATTTCTTTTTTCACATTCATGACACACTTCTCTAAAATATTGTGCTAAATATTTTGGTGGATAATCATTAGCAAACTTAACTAACGGGTGTTTTATGTTCGGATACTGCTTAATCATATCTCCTAATTCATATCTCATAGCTTTAAGTTGTTTATTTGGTAATACTGGAATTAATCTTTTACTCCAAATTCTCACTAAAAACCACCTCTAATAACACCAATTATTAAGAAAGCCCATAAGCAAATTACTAAAAATGCAAACCCCTTATCTAAAAATTCTCTTATTTCTTTTCTCAATCTTAATTTTTTCATCATATACCTCCTTTGTTTATATAATTATATAATATATTTATCAAAAAATCAATATTTTTGCATAAAAAAAGTGTCATTTGACACTTACTCTGTGATAACCTGTAACAGTCATTCTTTGCTTATAAGTTGGTAAATCAGCTTTTTTACTAAAATCATTATATTTACTAGTCAATTGACTAATTTTACTTTGAGCATTAGCTATTTCTTCTTTATTTCCACTTGCACGTGCTATTATCTGCCTATCTTTTTGTTTTCTTATAGCAGTTTCTAAACTTCTTTGCACTTGAGTTGCCTCATATTTATTATATGTCTTACCATCATATTCAAAAGTTTCATTATTTCTTTGTTTCATCTTAAAAAGTGCATTATCGTTATATTGTGGATTATCTACACCCATAATTATACTAAATACAAAATGTCTACAGTTATAATCTCCAATAGGACGGTCTAAATTACCTTGTAGACGGTCAAACTCTTTATTTGTGTATTGTCGACCTTGAACTGGAAGATGATCGT